CGCCCACTGGAATATTAGTTGGTGCGTGGGTTGTGGGATTTTTTATTGACAGCATAGGTAATCAGGAACCGGTTCTTTTTGGTACAATTCCTGGTATACCTAAATCACCAGATATCACGACAGTTAAATTTGGTGATACTGGTAATAAATATCCATCTTTGAACGAAACTTCGATACATAATTCTGTTGTTGGTGAGTCAGATGTTAATAGATTGTCTAGGGGGGATAAAACTTCTGATACTATTGTTAAAGATAAGATTGATTCTGTTGTTTCTAATGCATTGTTTAAAGAACCTATAACTAAATATAAGACAATATATCCATATAATAAAGTTATTAGTACTGAATCTGGACATCATCAAGAATTTGATGATACTCCTGGTGGAGAACGTATACATACTTATCATAAAAGTGGATCGTTTGAAGAATATCACCCAAATGGGGATAGGGTTACAAAAATAATTGGGGACGATTATGAGATTATTAAAGGGGATAAGAACATGCATATAGAAGGTAATATTAATCTAGTGGTTTCTGGTGATTGTAATATTAAAGTTAAGGGAGTTTGGGATTCGGATGTTAGTGGGAAATATATAAATATTAGTAATGAGAGTATTGTGTTACATGCTCCAAAAATAAATTTAAATTAAAGATATGTCATATAATACTACAATTGTAAATAAAAAGGAAGATTTTTGGAAAGATTTCGATTTAACTTTTTCAAAAAACACAGAACATAATGGATTAAATACTGTTGGCGATATAAATATATTGTATGGTAAAGATATAATGTCTCAAACTATAAAGAATATCTTATTAACTAAAAATTCTGAACGTGTGTTTAATGTGGGATTTGGTACAAATATAGGTGCATTGTTGTTTGAGAATCTAAGCGACAAAATACAAATAGAACAAAGTCTAGAGAACATTAGGACAAAGTTAAATGTGTTTGAATCGAGAGTTAGTATAATTGATATATCATTAGAAGAATCCGACAATGATGTTAACGGTGGGTTGGAAATCACTTTTCAATATAAAACCCTAACATCAAATAGTGACGAAATTTTATCAACATCAATTTCATTATATAGAGTAAGATAAATATGGAAAAGAATATAAAAGTTGCAGAATTAGATTTTAAAGAAATAAAATCTAGTATAATTAATTATATGAAAAATCACCCAACGAATAAAACTTTTAATAGTTATGATTTTGAAGGTTCTGGATTAAACTCATTAATAGACATTTTAGCATATAATACACATCATCATGCATATTATTTAAATATGATAGCATCTGAGATGTTTTTAGATACTGCACAAATACGTGAAAATGTCATATCCAAGTGTAAATTATTAGGATATATACCAAAATCTAATACATGTGCTAAAGTTTCTGTTAATCTTATTGCCATAGTTGAAATAAGGTCGGATTCTGAGACATTACCTACTAGATTTTTACCCATCACTAGATCTGCTAAATTCAAATTAAATCGTAAAGATGGGGTTCCATGGAGTTTTTATCCTGAAAAAGAAGGATATGCTGTACGCACACATTCGAATATTATTGGTGGTGTTGAAGGGCGTAAGTATGATGTGTTTAGATTAGATGATTTTATATTATTACAAGGCAATATAATAGAGGAATATTTTTATTATGATGAGTCGGATCTAAATCAAAAATTTATGTTGACTAATAGTGGTATAGATACAGACACCATTCGTGTTTTTGTTACATATTCTGATATGGAAAGTGATAATATATCAGAGTATTATTTAGAACGTGATAATATGAAGTTAGATAAAGATAGTTTGGTTTTTTTCTTACAAGAGAGTATTAATGAACAATATGAAATATATTTTGGTGATGGTGTGTTTGGTAGAAAATTGTCATCTAATGACCTGATTAAAGTTGAATATTTAGATTGCGTTGGATCTGCAGCTAATGGGGTAGGGCAAGGTATTATATTTGATAATGACATAGATAGTCCGTTATACAATATAGTTGATACTTCATTTTTAGGTATTGATGAACCATCAATTCTTATAAATTCTAAAACATTTGGCGGTGGTGATAGAGAAACTGTAGAGCAAATAAGACATGCTGCACCAAGAGCATTTTCTTCACAAAAACGAGCAGTCACATTAGAGGATTATAAAATTATTATTAAAGAAGTATATCCATTGGTCGAATCTTTAAATGTATGGGGCGGGGAAGATAACATACCACCCAAATATGGAAGTATATTTATATCAATAAGACCTAAGTTTGGTGATTATATATCAGAAGTGGAACGCAGTAATATAGAATACGATTTAAAACGTAATCATTCAATGCTTGGTATTTCTCCTATTATTGTTAGTCCAAAATATATCAAATTGGGCATTAAAATTATGATTAAGTACAATTCGGATCAAACAACTCGTTCTTCTGATGATATTAAAAATATGGTTTATGATGAAGTTGTTAGATTTTCTAAAGAAGATTTAAATAGTTTTGGTGACTATTTTAGATATTCTAAGTTTCTTGCAATGATAGATAATACACATCACTCTATTGAAAATAATTTAACGGATGTTGTTCTTAGGGTTAATGAAGACATCCCTGGACATGGTAAGCCATATACTTATATTTTTAACTTTTCTAATAAAATAAAGAAAGGTACGGTACGTTCTTCTGAATTCAGAATACCAGATTCTGAATTTTTGTGGCATTTTGTTGATGATAAAGACCATGATGGGCATTTGTTATTTCATAGAAAGGGCGAAATAGAAGGTGAATTTATAGTTAATACATATTTAAAAGGCATATGTGATTATAATAAAGGATTAGTACGTATTGATAATGTTATTATATTAGAAAGTGATTATTATACTGATATATCGGTTACATGTTCTTTGTCATCGGATGATATATATCCGAGGGGAAATCAAATATTATATATAGACCAAACTAATATATCTATAGATATAATGGATAATGATTTATTTTATAATTCTGAAAATTCTTCAGTAAGATCAGTAAATATAATTTAATATTATGAACACTTCTAAATTAAAATGGTTGACAGATGACATATCGGAACAAATTCCAAGTTGGATGCGTGAGACGGATGGAGAGTATAACACATATATTGAATTTTTAGAATTATATTATGAGTGGATGGCACAAGATAATAATCCATTAGGGGTTTCTGCTGGATTATTACAAGATTCTGATATAGATAATGTTTCTCATTTATTTGGCCAATATTATATTAAAGAAATGGCATTTGATATGCCAACAGTTATTACTATTAATAATAGTATAGATGAAACGAATGAAAGTAATACTCGTAGAAATAAATTAAATTTAAGAAATCGTGAAAGTTCTACGGTAACATATTCTTCTGATAATTTTGTCGGAAATGGTGTAGTTTCTCAATTCAATTTATCACATTATGAACCTTCATATTATAACGATAAAAGTTTTTTACAAAAAGTAGATGATATTTCAGTATATATTAATCCAGATTTAAATTCTTTTTTTATACCTATTGATGCAAATGGCATACCACTACTTTCTAATCAAGTAAATACAACTACTGTTCCATTATATAATGAAATTGATACATTTGGGTCAAGATCTTCTTCAGATATTTCCGAATTTATTAACGAACTTCGATTTAACCCCTCTAACATTATTATTGAATATCCTAGATTTGAATTTGTTCTTGGACAATTGGGGTCGTTATATGAAGTTGTTGTTATATATCCATCATATGGGTGGACGGATGGTGTATATGTTCTTAATGTTGGGGGGTTTGATGGTAACGACGGACAAGGTGGGATACTTGAAGTTACAGTAATATCTGGTAGTATTACATCCCCGATTATAATAGAGAACGGGTCTGGATATAATCAAAGTTCATCATCATTACGTGTTGATTTTTTAAATAAATTAAATATGCATGGTGGTTTTGGAATATCAACTAACTATAGTATTTTACCTAAATTCAAATTTGAGATTGAAAATTCTTCAGGAG